TTTAACTGATAAAGTAAATTCTTTATAAGTATTGTCTTCACTTTGTAATACTTTAACTGTATTGTTAGATAAAGAATTAATTTCTTCATTTATTTGTTCAAAATCCATGTTATTATCTTGAGCACAAAATTGTAATATAATATCTAAACTATTTAGTAAGTTTATTATTGTACCTAATATCACACCAAAAGACGCTAAAGATAAAGTTAAAACACTAACTGTTATTTGAGCTTGTTCTAAAGCTTTAGATAATTTACCAGCGGCTACTACTGCTCCCCCTGGTGCTCCTGGTGGGGATGGTATTAGTCCTATAGCATTAATACCAACTTGTATCGCAGTTATAACTATTGTAGTACCTGCTAATACAGATGTTAATAATTTAACAGTGTTATATATATTATTTATTTGTCTTACTAGTTTATTACGTTTATTTATTAAATTAGTGATAAATGCGGCTGAAGGACATTTGACTAAACTTTTAATTTGGTCAATAGGAAGTTTTGATGTTATACCTTGAACAGCAGCTGCTCCAAAAGGAATAAGTAAACTTATAACAAATGGAATTAATAGTCGTTTTATATCTTCTTTTTTTAAATTAATACTATTAACTAATTTATCTTGTGGTGGAAGATTAATATCTATTTGTTCTCTTAATGTTTTATTTTCTTCAGTTTTTACTTCTTGCTCAACTTTTTTAGACTCAGTATAAGATATATCTGGTGGGGTAAGTAAAGTTATCCGAGGTACTTCTATAGTAGTTACATTAGTTTCAGGGATAAATAAAGTTTGTTGTGGGTTAGTTATTGTTTTTAATTCTTTTTCATCTTTAGAAAAAGTAATAGATAATTCTTTAGACTCAACATTAGTAGTTGGGACTTTATATTCCCATGTTCCATCTTCTTTAGTTGTTAAAGTTTCATTTATTGGGGTTGTTGGCTCAGGTAATTGTGGAGGATTCGCTATTACATCACTAACATTTGGAGATGTTACATTTGAGATTAAATTAGTAATATCTGAGGCTGTTGGTTTGGCTGGAGAAGAAATAATATTAACTGTTGCTCCTGGTAGAGGTTTACCAGTTTCATCTAGAACTACTCCTGAAATAGTTGTTTGTGGAGCAGGAGGGGCGTCTTCTAATTGTACTTCATCTCCTCCAGATAAATCAGTTATTTGTTTATTTTGATTTAATCTTAAATTATTCCAATAAGTGGTAGCCTTAGATTGAGCTACACTATTATTTTGGCTTCTAAATTCTTTATCTCCTACTTTATAAATATAAAAAACATCATCAATAACATTTAATCTAGTTGGACCTTCAATACTAGGTACTGTTTCTGATGGTACAATTGCTGGTGGTGGTAGATTAACAGTTTGTTGTTTAAAATTTTCTTTATCAAAAGTTAATGTTATTAAAGAATTATCTATACCTTTAATAAATGGAGTTGTATTTGAGTCAAATACAAACTGGCCTGATATATCACTAGTAGTGGTAGATTGAAGTAATTCATATTTAATAGTGACAGTTACTCCTTTAATAGCATCCCCATATCTATCAATAATTGTACCTTGTACTATATATAATATATTATCCATTATGCTGTTTTAACTTTTTTAGAAAGTAAATTTCCCCCATTAACCTCATTTAATATTTGATTACTTAATGTAAAAGCATCAGCTGATATGGCTTTTATAGAGGGATCAGTAGCCCCAGCAAATGATATACTTAAAGTTCCTAAAAATATAGCTATATCACCTAACAATAAGTTTAATCTATCTCCTAGTACAACAGATTGAATTTGAGTTCCTTCTGTTCCTTGTGATGAACCTAAATATACTTTAGGAGCAGATAATGTTATTTGATTACCTCCGTCTATTCCTATAGTATCATTAGATGTTAAATGAATAGATTTATTAGCTCCTAATATTATAGAATCACTTTTAGCATTAAATACTAATCTACCTGAGTTTAGTATTATTTGGTTTTTAGAGTATTGCGATACAGACTCTGGTGCTGTTGATTTCGCAAATGAATCTTGTATGTTACTAGATGGGAATAAAGGTAATTGTTGAGTAGAAGTAAGATAAATAGATGATGAATCATTATTAATATTTTCTAATTGAGGGACCCAAGGATACTCAAATGTACTAGTTTGACCATTTCTTAATATAAAGATAGGATCTCCATTTGTTCCTACAGAAGACCAATCATTAGGTTTATTAGCATTTTTTACAGTAGAACCTAAACGTATTGAGTTACCCCATCTTCCTTCATATATAATATCACCCTCATATGGTAATAAAGGATATATACTAGCATTTTCAACAAATGTTTTACCTAAAAATATCTCAGAACTATTATCTTGTATTTGTCTTACTTCACCTTGAAAAGAAGCATTATAATCAACTGTTTGGGCTGCATCATTTGAAGGATCTTCATCATAACCTGGTTGAGCGTTATGCATTTGACTATTCCACATATTAAGTGGTGGAAAATAATAGTATTTATTCGCTGATAAGTTAGTAGATATATTAGTACTAGTTAATTGGACTGTGTATATTATCTCATTAATTAATGGATAATGTTTTATATTTGGGAAAATAGGGGAAGCATATGATTTTTTATCATAACCACTACCACTATATGGCTGGTCAATTGGTTCCCAAAATATAGTTCCTATACTACTCCATTCTCCAAATTCAATAAAATACTCATGTGTATCATCTAATATGATAGATTTAACTCTAGCTGATGTAAAATTTGAATTAGCTAAAGGAGCACTGAATGTATTTGGTGTGGTTGAAGTAGCAGCTGAGTATACACTACCATTTAAGCCAGATATAATTGAGGCCATTATTCTTCAGTCTTAAATTTATCTAATTCAGCTAGTAGCTGTTGTTTTTCTTCTTCAGAAATACCAAAACCACCATCATTTGGACCAGCATTGTTATTCATAATACGTTGAATGATAGTAGCCATCTTAATTAATTGTTCATCATTTTTAACACTTATTTCTAAGTATTCTTTAATCAAAGGAACAATAAGAGTAGCATCACCTATTTCTTGTACAAGTGGTTTTAATTCTGATATCAGGATAGATATTTGTTTGTCTTTCTTTTGTTGGTTGGTATAAATTTCCTCTAATATGTCAGAGAATTTTTTTTTACCAAATACAACATTGTCTAGTCCATTCATAATATTTTATTTATAAATATGAACATTAGAAATTTGTGTATCCGTTTTCTAGATAAAAATAATAATGTTGTTTAAATATATTATATAATCTGTCGGCTATCTTAGTGATTTTAGGGGTTTTAGCATCAATAATCTCACGAATGTATATATACAGTGCCTTTTTATTAAAGATGTCTATATGCTCTCTCTTACGGAATAACTCAAGGATAGCATCTGCTATTTGAGCATCTGTTTCTTTAGGGAATAAAGTATAAATATTAGATGTGCAATAAGTGACATATTCATCTAAGAAATTAGATAATCTATCTTGTGATGAACCTTCATCAATTCTGTAGGAGAAATTTTCATTTGATTCAATTTCTTCAATGGGTGCTTTATCTACTCGTTTCTTATAATTTTTAGTATTAGTAATAATTAAATAACGTTTAGCAATAGTACCAAAATATGAGAATGCTTTTGCTCCCTTAGCTGGGTTGAATAGATGTATTTTAGAAAGTAAAAATGTTATTACTTCATGTTGTAAATCTTGAATATTATCTACCTCAGTATAATAAAACTTAAAAGTATGAATAATATTTTCTGTTAATTTAAAGAAAGCATAATGGATACGTTCACGATATATCTTATCTTTTAACTCAAAATCAGTTGTTGAGTTATACTCGTTAATAGCATTTTCTGTATCTTGAGTGAAGTATTGAACACCTTTAGGTTTTCTTTTTTTAGCCTCTTGTATTTCAATCATAAATTTTTAATTTGGAAAGCATTTAATGCTTCTTGAAGTTGTTTAACAGATTGGAAAAAGAAACCAATTTCATCATCTGATTCAAATGAGCCTTTATGGTCTATTTCTTTAAGTTTTTTATCTGATAATTCAATTATGCCTGATATTCTACTTAAGTATTCCATATATCCTGCTAAGATATCTTCTTGACGCTCATTCTTTTTAAGAAGATTAAAGGTCGTGAATCCTAAGATCACGACCATTAAACCTAATATTATTGTTAATATTATCATATACTATCTAACATGTTCATTAAACCTTGAGACTTAACATTACTTAATGTTTTTGTCTTAATTGTTTGTTTAGGTGCTTTAGTAACTGAAAAGTTATTTGTTTTTTTAACTTCACCTTTTAATTTAGGATTCCATTCACGCTCAAACTCAATACGAGCAGCCATCAAATCAGCTTGGTGAACAATATAAATTAATGAAGTACGTGGTTTAGTTTCTGGTGACCAAGACATTAAATATGGCTTGTTAGCATCATCATATAGACCATCATGTAATTTAATCGCTAACCATTCATTTTTAGAAACTGAAATACCATGAGAAAGTAATAAATGTAAACTACGATCTGGTACTGACATAAATTCTAAGCGATCATTAAATTTATAGTCTTCACCTAATTTATCTTTACGCCATTGATCATCCTGAGGGATATATGCTTCATGTTGCTCATCACCCATTTTACCTAGATCATGATTTAGAGCTGCGAATACTAATTCTTCTTTAGTATAAGTAGACTCATCTACTCCCATTTCAACCCAAACATTATTTAATTTAAGAGCGCAATCTACTACTCGTAATACGTGGTCTACGTAACCACCTGGGAAAGCATTATGATATTCTTTCTTATGAGCAGCAGGCATTAACATAATACGCTCTGAGTATTTAGAATAAAAATCTAATAACTGTGAACAACGAGGTTCACTGATGTAAGATTTGATTGTTTCCTCAAAATCTATCCAGTTTTGTTGGATTTGTTCTGCTGTTAAATTCATATTAATTATACATTGTTTGTTCAGACTCAACGAATAAGCGAGTTTGTTCAACTATTTCTTTTAATTTTTCAATACCTTCTATATATGTTTCTAAAGGTTGTTGTTGTTTAACAATAAAATTCAATTGATTAGCAAGATTATCTATCTTATCTAATTGATGTAATACGTTGTTTTTGTTTTTCATACGTTTATTATTTATTTATATACCCGTGGTCACATTCCACGTTCTTTATTTCCTACGTTTTAGATGTTTCCTAAAACCCGTATTTATATAATACGAATTAGGACTTGCAAGGCCAAGCTATTTTTAAGAGGGGTTTGCTATGTCTTGTATTTTTTTAAGAAGAGCACAATTCTCATATTCTTCTAAATCTTCAAAATGAGAAAGTGCTGACGATAATGCTTTTAAGAAATGTTCATCTGAGTATAATATAATACAATCACGATGCATTTGGTTAGTGGTGTCTATTTTAGAAATATGATCCATAGCTCTAGTAAACACCATCATACCACCAGCTAATTTAATATCATCTATATCTAATTTAGGATCAGATGATTCAAAAAACTCTATCATCTGTTTACTAAATATCTTATAATTTATAATTAACTTTTTAAACATCCCCATCCAGACAATAGGATGATCTGACATGTCTACCTGGGTAGTAGTCTCATTTTCCTCTTCAGGGGATTTAAATAAGTTAAAAATATCGTCAATATTCATATATATAAATATATGTTAAGTAGGGAAATAGCGGCTTTAAGCCGCTTTAACCATCAAATCAACCCTTTAATAGTTGTTTGATATGTCGAGTTTTTAACTCACTTATTTCGTTCTCTAATTGTTCTACTCGTTTACTTATAGTATAGAGATAAGTAATTGATAAAACTGTTTCAATAAGTAAAATAACTGCTAATAAAATCATAATAAAAAATTTAGTGCGCCCTCCTGGGGTCGAACCAGGTACCTACTGATTATGAGTCAGTTGCTCTAACCGAATGAGCTAAGGGCGCTATTGTACTCAAGGCAGGAATCGAACCTGCACGAGCTGCCATTATAATGACCACATCTTGTTCAGATGATTTTTTACCCACGTTGTTATAACCATACGTCGCGTCTACCATCGACCAGGGCCTCCTGATCCTTTCGCCACTTGAGTGTAGAGCTTCTTGTAGGAATCGAACCCACTTATCCTGAGTACAAATCAGGTGCATCACCTTTTATGCTTAAGAAGCTTTTATATATGATGAATATAATATCCATCTATTGGGGAGCCAAACTCTTATTAATAAAAAAAGCCGGGCTTAACCCGGCTTTAAACGACTATCTATATTTTTATATATTAGATATTATCCTCACCGGTATTGTTGGTATTTTCCGTTTTTTTACGTGGAGAAGAGAACTTATCCAATGTATCAGCACCCATACCTATAGCTGTTATAATTAATACAGCGTCAACTAAATTATCAGCTGGTGAGAAATCAGCATGAGAAAATGAGTTAATAGTCATAGTTGTACTTAAAAATAAAGCACCAAGTAATGCGATTACCGGTTTAACTGAAGTTGAGCCACGTTCATCTTTAAATAAATCGATGACCCATTGTTTAAAATTCATCATAGTTGTGTGTTTAAGTGTTTATTATAAATACAACAGAGAAAGGAGCTTTCGCTCCCTTCTTAATACTCAACCACTAACTGTTTAAGCAGCAAACTCAGCTGCCAACTCATACAACTTAGCATTCAAATCTAAGTCTTGTCTGAAGTTCTTAATCTTACGAGCTTTTCTTACTTTAGCTCCTGACTGGTACTCAAACATACCTTGAGTAATTTTCTCTTGAATCACATTAAACACACTCCACAAATCAGTACCACGATCTTCAGGTCTAGTAGCTGTGGTTAAGGCGTTATAATCAATTGCAATGTTTTGCGCATGTTCCTCACCAAAACGTACTTGAACCGCTTTACGAGCAAACTCTAAAATTTGTTCTTGAGCTAGTTGTGTTTGTTTGAAACGATTCATTGACTCAACTGCTAACGGTAACGCTCCTACCATTGTATTAATAACAGTTTGTAACTCATTAAAATCATATCCGTAGTGGCGAATCTTCATATTTTCAAACTCTTGAGTTGAAATTACTAAACCATTCTCACAAACCATTCGGAACAAACCAGCTGTGAATGTAAACGCATTTTTACCATCATGACTATTAGTTAATAGAATTTGTGGAAACACATTATCACCATCAGCACCCTCAATGAACAAATCATTGTTACGGAACACTACTAAGTGTTTTTGAAAACCTTCACCTTTACGGGCGCGTACTTGTTTAGCATCCACCACACCCCATCCTAATTCTTCCATATCATCAATGATCTGTTTAGTTGAAATGTGTGAGTACTTTTGACTAGTACCTGGAGCACTTGTAGTTGTGAAAATTGAACTTGCTTTCTCTCTAATTTCAGAAGCAGTTAAAAACGTGTTGTTGTTTAAATCTAGTGGCATAACCTTTATTTATTTATTTTATTTATAATTCTTGAATTAGTGAACACATACGACTGATTGTGTTTCTGTATTTTTCTCTATAATCCATTCTCCATGGATCCTTATCTATATCCTGAGCTAAAAGAACTGCCTGGTCCGCATATATCTTTAACTTCTCAGATGTTGAACCTTCAAATTCACCTTCTAAGGCATCAATTGTAGGTACAATAAATATCTTTTGAACTGCCTTACGGCCTCTTTTTTTAGGTTCAGCTGTGCTTACTTCTAATTTAACTTCTTGTTTCTTTGTCCCGGGTGGGCGACCTCTTCTTTTTTCCATAACCTTTATTTGTGTTTTTAATTATACCTAAATATAATATCCTTATCCTGGTGAGCCAAACTCTTAACCAAAGATGATTGTTAAAGCGATATAAAACGCAAAATTAACAGTCACATTACCTAAAAAACTAACTAGTTCCTGTTTAGCTGTTGGTTTAACTTCAGCCTTTTTATTCGCGATTACTCGAGCGATTACTGCTGTCAAAATCAAAATTGCAATTACTGTTGTGTTCATAGTCGTTATTATTAATTATTATATATTAAATATAACATCCATTCACCAGGAAGCCAAACACTCACCCGGAAAGGTTACAAGAAGGTACTAGAACGTTGAAAATTAATGGATTAGACGATTTCTAGAGTAACATCGTCACCTACCTCGCGAATCACCGCTAAAGCGTCCTGAGTCGCTACTACTATAGCTGGGTAGTTATCATCATCATTTAATCCAACTACTTGTATTAAACCAGCTTCTTCAATTACTTCTTCAATCGAACCAACTTGGTCAACAATTTCATCTAATTGAGTTACTTTAAGATTTGAAGTTCTCATTTCATAGATACCATAATCCCCTTTAGATAGAGATAAACCTGATAATGCTTGTTTAATGTCGAGTAATACTTGAGGCGGTTCAGTAGATAGTATTAAGTGGTCTACTCCTATACCTTCCATCAAACTAGCATCACTTATATCTTCAGGAGTAAACGGAACAATAATTCCTCCTACTTCACCTCCAATAAAGTTACCTTGTTTTAAACCTATAGGAGCCAATTTACTAATCCATAACTTCCAGCTACCAGGATATAAGATGTTATCTGAGAAAATTGTTTTATATGCTTCTAATAACATAGTATACATCTTAACGCCTAGTCCTTTGCCGCGGTACTTCGGGCTAACATATGTTAAATGTATCTCTGCACCAGGTATGCGATATGGCTTAGTACGCCCGGAATTCGCGTTGATATATATTTTTTCTACCTCTACTTGCCCTATAACATAATCATCTAAAGTAGTACCTTTAGTATTTACTAAATATAAAGTACCACGGTAAGTAGAAGGGACTATAAACTCATAATCACCATCAGATATAAGAGTTGTTTTCTTAAGTATCTTAGGATTGAATGTAGCACCAGGTTTTAGATCAAAGTCCTCAGAGTTAAACTTACCTCTACTTACAGTAAAGAATTCATCTTCAGGTATTTGAAAGTCTTCTAAAAATGCTATTAATACCTGTTCTAGGGTGATATTATCATCTAGGTCTCCACTACGTAGGTCTAATTCTTTAAGTAAGTCAGTGAGTTTAATCATGGTTATAAATATTAAAAAAGTAAGAGAGGTCCATGCGTGGACCCCATCTTATTGCACTTTAATACGTATATACGATTTATAGGCTAGCTATAATAGCATCGCCAATAGCATATAAAAGTGATAGTGATGACCAACCTAAGAAAAACCAAGATGTTTTATACCAAAATCCTTTTTGTTCATCTTTGTGTAAACGAATGTTGAGAGTGTGTAGGCCTGTTAGTAAGGCCCATCCAATAATTGAAATCATATTATTCTATTGTTAAGTTATCTTCTTGTAGCATTTCTCTAATAACGTCTCTTAGACGGTAACATACATCCATTTCTTCAGATGTTGCTTCACCTTGACCTTGTAACGCACTTCCGTATTTGTGGACACTACGTAGTTTTTGGTCTAGTTCCCAAAGTAAACTTCTATACTTGTATCCGTATAGTGCAGAGTGTATTCCTTCTGCTTCCTCAACGAGGTCAAATTCTATTGTTAATTTTGCCATAATTTTAATTTTAGTAGTCAGGACAGGAATCGAACCTGCTTCAGCTTTATCATTTTGAGTGCCATTAGCTGTTAATCTCAACCCTGGAAGGTGCCGCGCTTTCCAAAACGCCACCTGACTATATTACTATCAGTTCTTTAGCATTCTACTCCCTGCGGGACGGAATTGTATCTTACTTAGCCCTACGTCCTCAGTACGGGTACTAAAGTTTACTAATAGTTGCCTTTTTAAACGACGTCGAGAAGGCTAACTCTATCTCCTATACGATGAGAACAGTTACTTGAGCTTATGTCAGAGGCTTACTGTGTTTTACGATCCCCTCGCGAGCGGGGCTAATTTTTTAATCTTTACAACATTTACATTTGCCTCTACCGGCGTGGCCCTTCATTTTATCTTTAGGCATCCATACCCCAATATATACTATAAACGCTATTGCTAGTCCTAGTAAGGCAAACAATATACCATAACCTATTTGATCCATCATTGTGCTTCTATATGATTATAAATTAATTTCATTACCCAAGCGTTCTCAAGCTCATGTATACCACATATAAGACTTGCTTTTTCTTCGGTATCATAGTATTTTATAGTACCATTTTCATCCTTCATAAAATCCATATTTCTTAGATCTATGATTACATACTTACCTTCCATAATTTAAAGATTTTCAATTTCTTGTTTTACTTCGTTCCAATAAGTTACTTCGGCTTGTGAATCATTGTAAAATGACGCTACTTTTAATATCTCATCTACTGCTATCAAAGCGCATTCTTTAGCCATTTCATATTCTATTACGCTTCCACCTGCTATCCAATTGAACATTTTGTTTACTAACTGTTCTGCTTTTTCTTTTGCTTCCATAATTATTTAGTTTAAAATCGTGCTAAAGGATCTGAAGTGATGATGCCACCATCTTTTTCACCTCGTGAAGTTAACATTTGTTCCTGTGGTATTACTTCGACTATAACGCCGTTAGCAGTGAATTTACCACCCTGCTTTAGCAACTTCGTGAACAGCGTTGCGTGCTTAGGTTCCCATGTTTTACTCGCTTCTACTACCACTGCTTTGTCTACTACCTTACCATCAAATTTGATAGTAATGCCTTTTCTAATTGCTCTTGATGAAATCATATGTTTTTATTTTATATATGAATATACGTATATACTCACTCGATGCCAAACTTTTTGTTAAAGGAGTTTTTTCATTTCTTGCGATTTTTGATTGAAGGAGTTAGTTTGGAAATTGGGGTGTGGTTGTGGGTAATATATATGTATATACAAATCGGCGCGTAAAGATCGTTTATGATCTGAAGGTTAATCCATTCCCAGGAGTTTCAGGACTACCGGGTATATGGATATCAACGCGCATGGTAGCGCTTACGTTGTACTGTATATGTACATACCGTGTACACGCGCACTCCCGCGACACAGGAGGATCAAGCGTGGTCAGAAATGTAAACCACCTCTTCACTAGTCAGCGACACATGAATTTCATCGGCGATCGTCTTCACTAGGTTAGGTGACAGTTCACCATGTGGCACTTGCTGGCGATGGACCTCCATCATCACTAGTGCGGCGTTGTAGCTCATCGTTGTCATCATTGTTGGAAATATGAGCGTACGAATGCTTCACACATGTCAATTGTACCTACTATTCGGCTAGCACCATTCCAGTCTAGTACCTCATATGCGTCTGCTGTTGCTGGGCAGTTGCAGTATCTGGTTTCGGGGAACTTGTCCATTGTCTCACCAGTGTATTTAATTTGAAATCGTTTCATGTTCGTATGTTTTATTAGTGTTTAATTTCGTAACTGAATAAGTAACCACAATCGTCATCGTACATATCAAACTCAGATACTACCAGACCTGATAACTGCGCTCTAATGTCTTCGTTTAAGCGTTGCCAGTAACCGATTCTCAAATAACGTTCGTTGTCTTTGAATATACGGAATTGGATATCACTAACATCGTAACCGTTGTTTACTAAAATGTTTTCGATTGCTACTTCAGTTGCTGTAACTGGGGCTTCATTGTCTGATCTAAATTTCATGTTATATCTGTTTTTAATTATACCTAAATATAACATCACCTGGGCGCGGAGCCAAACAAGTGTCCACAAGTGTTGTATCTGTTATCACGATCGGAACCGTCTCACCATACTGGCTCACCCAATATATGTCTGTTGTCGTCGGGGAACATCCCGCTAGCATGAGCGCTACTATAAGGAAACGTACCATCTGTCGCTATTGTATTTGGCGATGTCGTTTGTCTCCGCTAGCAACTGGTACTGCTGTCCCACACTAGCATGGATATCCTCCAGAGCGTCTGACACCAGTAATCGCTCTCCCAGCAACTGTGCGAACGTATCATTGGATCTGTCTACCGTATCCTGGTCGGTCAGTATCTTGAAGTAAGACGCTTCCGCTACCTCACTGATGAACATTCCGGAGTACATGCCCTTGAGATTGTAGCGATGGACGAACTGGTCGGCGTTGCACCAGATGAATATGCTGTTGTCCTTGTGCGCTAACGCTTCCGCTACCAGTGAATCCACAATGTACATACCTGTTCTGAATCCAGATACGTTCAGCAGTCCACCTGGCGTTCCATGGCCTAACATGATCACCTGGTCGTGCTCGTCTATCATATCCATGATATCTAGGCGGCTACATCCTGTAGTCACTAGTGTGACGTCTGGTAAGCGGTTGTATATCGGCGCTAGGAAGTCTGTAGACTCGTCTGTCGGGTGTATTACTAGGCGTTTCATTTGTTTCGGCTTATTAATATTAGTGCTCCAATTCCACCTATAACTACTATAAGCGCTAGCGGTATCCATAATGGACTAGTCACCCACCACCAGCTCCAGTCGATGTTACCTGTTAATTTAAGTACTAGGAACACTAGGAATAATACTGTTCCAAATCCGATTCCGTTTGATGTGTTGTTATTTGCCATTTTATTTATTTGCTATTTGATTCATAACCTCGAGTACATCGTCCGGTGAACACCATCCACGAACATCATCATGTTCGCTCAGTTTCACCCATTTCCTATCTGGACCCCATGCTGCAATTTCAGCTGTGGTCTCACCACCGTCTGAGTAATTGGTTTTACTAAATTGGACACTTATAGTGTATCCATTTTTGAATGTCATATGGAACCCGTTATGGTATTCGTTTTGTGTTGCTCTAAATTTACTCATATGTCTAATGCTTTTCTTTGTATATTAATAAACCACTCAATTGTCTCACCATCCTCCTTAACTTTATCACTAGCGTCATTTAAAACGCAAACGTCAAAACGTGATTTGTGATACTCAATACTGTCATGATAATTTTTATAATCAGGTTTGATAAACGTTACTCGTCCTCCGTCTCCATCATCTACTACCTCGTAACCTAATCCTGTTACCATTTCAAATACTAGCTTGTTAAGCGCTTTTCTTGATTCTGTTTTGTTCATGTTCGTGTTATTTAATTATGACTAAATATAACATCACCCTCACCAGAGGCCAAACCTAGGTACGGAAAAGGGCCCCTATGGGGCCCACATCCTATATAATTAAAAACACACATGAACTACTTAACTGATCCTCTCTAGGTACATGTCCCCAAAAATATCATCTATCTCATCACTTATCGAATCCGGATCCAAATTAATCGCATCCTCAATCTCACTATTAACATTATTAGCAAGTGTATTATTGTCTAACTCCACCTCAATTGTTTTACTCCAGCTATTTAACTCTATTTCAACCACGTCATCCGCGTTTAATTCCATATCGGTAACCGCTTTCTTAACTGAATCAAGTACTCGTTCTGTCAATCTAGTGGCGAAGTCGATCATTTCTGCTCTGGTAAGGTGAACATGTCCCACGTACTTATTATCCTCTGTTACCATGTACTGGCCATCCACAACTCGGTCCTCTTTACTGAAACCAGCGCTATCAAACTCAGGACCTTCGTCTTCCACTTCCACAGGTGATTCATCACATCCACATCCACAAGCTGCATCCTCGCAGGTGGTGTCACCACACACTGCAATTTCGATTGCGCTAATCTTATCTTTTAACTCCATTAATTGTTCTAATACTGTCTTCATGTTATCTGTTTTTATTATTGATCTAAATATAATGTCCTGTCCTCCGAGAGCCAAACTTAAGATTATTTAAATTTGTATTTCTTTACCTCATAATCAATTACTTCTTCATCCACCTCATCCTCCTCATCAACGTCCTTCTGATGACTCATCACTCGGTGAACTGCTGCTTCCTCATCCTCAGCATCCACAAAATAAACTCGTTTAACTGTTTTCAAAACTGTTTCTTCTACCTTAAATGTCTTCATGTGTTTATGTTTTTTAATTATGTCTGAATATAACATCCATGTCCCGTTAGGCCAAACAAATGGTAAGAGAGGTTTAATCCTCAATTACCTCTAATTCCTCAATTTCATAAGAGGTACTATCATAATCAATCATTTCCCAATTGTCATACCCTTCATTTTCATCTACATCCCCATTTTCAATTGCTATTTCAAAATTATGTTTAACCATTTCCCTTTCAGCTAAATCTCTTGATTTAAAAGCTAAACAGGTTACATTGTTCAAGTCAAAACTTGATGAATCGTACTGCCAAATTTTCAATAGGTAAATTTTCATATTATATCTGTTTTTTAATTATATATGAATATAACATCACCTTACCCAATAACCAAACATGTTTAGTTAAGGTAAAACCCTATTTCCTGTACCTCGTTCTTGGCGAAATTTTTAGCCGACTGTAGGAAGTGTAGGTGCAAGTGCAAGGCGTTGATGTCGTCCATGATCTCCCTAGTTGGTCTCATGTCTAGGAACATCATCGAATTATGTTCTAGTTCCTGTATTTGCTTCAGCGCTTGTTCTATCGATTTGTTAGCCGTGGCTAGTATTTCTAGGATCTGATGCGCCTGTAAACGCTCTAATACTTCGTTTGTGTGTTTATCGTAATCCATCTTATTTAAATTTATTTATAATGTCCTTAATACAATGTTCTTCTCCTAAATTAATTGTCCAAACACTTCTAACCATTCTCTTTTTACCATCCTTAACTCCTACTACCTTCATAATTCGTTCTTCACCTGTAAAACCTTTACATCCTTCCTTTCTCATCCAATAATGAAAAGTAATGTTCACACCATCTACTTTTGTCTCCTTCTCCCAATATTGGTTAATACAATACTCTGAAGTTGAGTTAATTTGTTCTTCTCTGAAATTTTTCATATTCGTGTTTTTAATTATACATAAATATAACATCCATGTTCGGCTAAGCCAAACAAAGGTGTAAGGGGTTAAACCCCTTTAAAATCAAAATCAATACATCTACCCATCATCATTCCATACCCATCATGGCCTTCTATAAAACTTATATTATTATCATTTAATATTTTTTTACACTTAACCCAATTCACTCTCCCATCAACCCTACAAATTCTAAATCTATCATTATTATCCATCCTCATTACAAAAATACCATCCCCACACTTACTAAACATTTCTCTTAACATTTCTAATCTTTCCATAATATTATATTTTTAATTATACCTAAATATAATAAATATTACCCACAAAGCCAAACAATGGTACACAACAAGATGGGGCCCCTTTGGGCCCCTACTTGTAAAAACACACACATGGCTGGGTATTAACCTCCGTAAGTTTCGTTGTAGTATGATTCCATTTTTTCAAAAATGACTTTACCACCTCTCATTTCCGAATGATTACCTTCTTTGTAAGCCATTTCAATCTGCTCCTTCTCCATTTGTTTGGCTTGGTCAATCATATGAATAGGAATCCAATCGATATTTTTATGAATTTCTTCCACCAGCCATTCAACCGCAGTTTGTTTCTTTTCCATATGTTTATATTTTTTAATTATGACTAAATATAACATCGCTTTACCCAAAGGCCAAACCTAAGTATAGAGAGATTACACAACATTATCCCGTTTTATAAATCGGTTCTGG